ACCTTGGTCAGTAGGTTGGTCACTAGCTGGTTCTTGGGCTGCTTTCGCTGCGTCAAGGAATGCTGCTAAACGATTACGTACCGCTCCAACATCCGCCATTTCAGGTCCTTCAAATGCTCCACGCTTTGTTACAATATCAATAATTGAAACACATGCAGTAATATCGTTTAAGCTTAGTCCAGGGTTTTCTACTGGCGGTGCTACTTCTTCAGTCAAAGTAGGGTCGATTTTATCTTCTTTCATATTAATCCTTATAGGTTGTGGTTTTATCAAGGGCTACCCAGTAATCTGTGTTGCCGGCGTTAATCAGTGCGACCTGCTTTTTGTCAATGCCAAAGACATATTCTGGAGCAGCTTTAAATTTAAAATTATTTATATCAAACACGAATTCAAATTCAGCACTGGTATTAATATCGCAATTAGCGACTTTCATTTTAAATTGATTCGAGGTTGGATTTTGTTTATCCAGGATGACACACTCAATAGACTCGTCAACCTTACGGATACTTAAGTTACTGGTTTTAAGAGTAGCGGAAGCTTTGCGCAGTTGGTTTAATTCATCATTGGTTAGTGTGAATTTTAGATCATTACAGTCTAAGTTAATATCATTAGTTGGTACTGTTAGGATATCGATCTCAGAGAAGTAATACTTAAACGAAGTAACACCATCACTAATGTTAACAAACTTTTTGTCTGCATCAAATTCCAAATTAGGATCAGTAAACATATTAAGACAAGCTAGGAATTCACCTAAGTCATAAATACCAAATTCATACGGCCAAGCGTTAGGTGCTTCAGGTTCAATATTAGCCTTTGCCATTAGAGTCTTAGAAACAGACATGGTACGAATCATTCCGCCAGTTTCTCCGATTGCGATATTGCTATTGATCGATTGGAAGTTATTCAATACATCTTTTATTTCATTACTAAGTTTCATTACTAGACTCCTTTAAGTCGTGTTCATTAATTGCCAATAGTGTGTAGTGCATAATCTTCATTAGATCTTGTCTATTCGCTCCGTCTTTCTTACCATATCTTGATGCGTATTTTAATACATTACCAAGACAAAAATCTAAACCTAACCCTGAGGCAGATATTAGATCCATGATTTGTACACCGTTTGCAGAAGAATAATGTTTAGAGTAAGTACCCTCAACATATTCGAATAGCTCGTGGATGTTGCTTTCTTCGTTAAATTTCATTTAAATCCCTTTTTTAATATATGTATATATTATATCACACAAAGCTTGTAAGTACATACCTTTAAACTAAAATAGTTTTGCTTCATATCCTACAGTTGCTCCCCAATTATCTCTTTCATATGATGGACTTAAATACCAACCATTCTTAATTACTCTTACTAAAGGAAGAATTGGGTATCTGGAGTATCCACTAACTAATCCCAGTTCTACAATTCCAAGCTTCTTGCCATAGTAATAGCTGATTTCAGATTCACTATTTAAATAAACCCCAGCAATACTAGACACAAACATAGTTTTTTCGACCTCACACCTGAGATGTGGGTGCGTGTTGTTATAATCTCCAGACAAACCTGTGTGGATTGACACTGCTAACAGTAATGATAGACAACTCATGCCGCCACCGCATCAGTGATACGTGCGACTAACTGCTTGTTGCCTTTCTTAGTCTTATTGAACTTCTTGAATTCACGTTTAAGATCACTAATAGTATCAGCTTTCTTAGGAGCAAATTCATCGCTGTCAAACCTTGCACTCCGGTTGATCTTAATTATGAAATAGTTATCATAGCCTTTTTCTTTTTTCCACTCAGAGAAACCTTGTTTTCTCCAAACTTGCATAAGGTCTGGGAATTCTATTTTCTCTTCAATGCCGTTATATCCTTGACCGAATGTTGATGCATTAGTAGCAAGATGGAAACCCATAATGGTTGCACCAGTTAATTCTTTAAGGCGTAACAACATTGCAGAATAAATATTTCGTGAGTTTGTACCTTCAACAACTTTACCCTCAAAGTTAATACATTTATTATGCCTATGAGTTTCAATATCCACTAGAGGATCTGGAGTAAATGAAAGGCCATCAGGCATACCGTCAGTTAAAAACATAATGTTTGTGTTTTGAATTGCATGCCTTCTTGTGAATGCTTTAGTTATTTTAGCTGCTGCATAACAAGTTTGAATTAACGGAGTTGAACCCATTTGATCAATTGAATGCAGATCACCATACAAATAATAAGAGCGACTACGCGTTGAACTATGAACCTTACCAATAGCAAATGCTACATAAGCCGCTTCATCAAAAGTTTTCTTATTCATTCGTGAAGAGAATATCTCAACAACTTTACTGCAGTCAGAATCTATTTCGCTAGGGGTAAGATTTTCTACCCTATCTATTCCATTATTAAGTGCTCTCCAATAAGCTGTAGTAGTGAATGAATAAGCTTCAAACGGTATACCAACTTGACGACAGAACATACCAATCGTGATTGTTTGAGCCATGACATCTTCAATGATCTCACCCATAGAACCAGACAAGTCAACAAACATTACGATTCCGTGTGACTTTGCTTCAGCTAACTTAGTAGTAGAAAGAAAGATATCTTCAGAATATTTGTATGAATGCATTTTTAAAGGATCAAGCTTGCCAGACTTAGAAGTCGTAGCACGTGAATATTCGAATGCAGCCTTCTTACGTTCAAAGTCTTTCGCAATAAGATTTGCTTGACTTTTATAAGTTGGCTTATTTTCATTCCAATCTTTTTTGCACTCCAAAGAAAGATAAGGGGAATGTGCTTTATCACTTTCATAAACATGTTGATCCAAATATTCACTACGCATAGCTTCAGCTTGTTTATAAGAATAAACCATATTCTTAATATTTAAATCTGAAATGCCACATGAGAATTTAGATTGAGTCGTTGAACTGTCATTACGATTTTTCTGAGTTTCTAGAAGCTCTTCTTCGTTATCTCTAAAAGAATCTTCAGTCCACGTTTCATGAGCATCGCCATTCTCTTTAGAAGGAACACTATCGCCTTCGCCAGCACCTTCTTGTTCTTCACCTTCATCATTAGAAGGATTTGATTCTGGAGTAGTAGTTTCACCACCTTCTTCAGAATCTTCTTCACGAGAACCGTTAGAAGGAGGAGAGGCAGGAGATTCTACCGTAGGATCTTCTTCACCAGTAGGTCCAATTGGATACTGAGGCATTTGATCTTCTTGCTCTTCTTTTTGCTGTTCAATAAAGTCATAAAGCTTTTGACAAACGGCGACAACATCATCCCACGTTTCAACAGTCATAGCTTCTTTTATCAATGGAGATTCATCATCAGAGAAATCAACAGAAACATAACCGCGGCTTTTAGAAGACACGTTAAGTCTATCCATAAGTCCAGCTTCATTAATATCTCTGTCGTCTGTGCCAAATAGATTATCATCAAATAATCTCTTGTATCCAGACTTAAACCGACGAATGATTCCAGGATATGACGCTTGGATTAAACGTTCAATGCGAATGTCTTCAACGATATTTAAATATGCCTTAGGAATTCGATCGAATTCTTTATCAGAATTATGCCATCCATCAGCAGGAGTAAACAGTGCATGACCAACTTCATGTCCAACTAGAAGATCATACACATCTTTTCCTTTATCTGCCCATAGAGGCAAACGCAAGACGCGGTTGATAACATCAAAACTCGCTGTGGAATAATTACCGTGTTGAACAGTAAGATTTTCCTTTGCTAATAACTTAGCTAAATATTCTTGAGCAGATAAATTCATATTAGTTTCCTTTTTTATTTAACAGTACCATTATACCATATTTGCACGCCTTTGTACATACCTTTTTTATATCGTTTTGTTATAAGCTTATACATCATCATCGCTGTATAAATCTTCTTCTACAATCTCTTCAGGAGCATTAATAGTAGCATCAACTTTCTCATAAAGATCTATAAAAGCAGCTTTAGTATCTTCGTCAAAACGATTCACACAAAGAGCAATTGCTTTGTCACGCTTTCCAAAGATTGAGAAAGTCTGAACGATGTGACATAGACGACGAGTTGAAATAACTTCATCAATACCTTCGTCATAAAATGTTTTACGAATTGCATCCGCCCATCCAACAAGTAGAGTGGCAAATTCAAGATCAACATTTTCATATTTTAACATATGCTTGATAACTATTTTTTCTTCAGTTGCCATAGTAGGGAAAGTCTGTTCAAGAGTAATAGTAAACCTCTCTAGGAAAGCATCATCAATAACTGATGCACCAGAATAACGTCCGTCTTCCGAACCTTTACCTTTCGTATTAGCAGTAGCAATTATGTTGAAACCATCTTTTGGCTCAACAACTTCACCAGTCTTTTTGATTAGAACTGGCTTACCTTCAAGAACACCTTGAAGACACATAATTTTATTTGTTCCACGATCAATTTCGTCGATCATTAAGACCGCGCCAGCTTCCATAGCTTTAATGACTGGACCTTTCTGAAACACAGTCTCACCTTTGATTAAACGAAAACCACCGATCAGATCATCTTCGTCAGTCTCAGGAGAGATCTGAACACGAACATATTCGCGATTAAGTTTTGCACATGCTTGTTCGATCTGAAACGTCTTACCGTTGCCAGACAAGCCAGAAACAAATGTAGGATAGAACATACCAGACTTAAGAACTTTTACGATCTCAGTAAAGTTTCCCCATGGAACAAAAGTCTCATCATAAGAGGGAACGAAAACTTCATCATTAGAAACTGACGCAACTCCTTTGATCATTTCAGGTTTTGATTTTTTAGGTAGTGATGATTTTGGCATCATTGTCTCCAAGTTATATACGCCACGCTTTACCGTAGGGCAATTGTGTGTGTAACGTATGTTTACATAAGCTGCTCTAGGATTTTCACCGATAGACTCAGCAGCAGATTTTATCATGGCAGCTGAGAATTCAGTAGTTCCAGGATGGTTATTCATTAATTGTTCGATCACTTTATTCATAATATATTCCTTTTTTAATTGATTATGGTACCATTATATCATAGTTTGACCCGCGTATGTGGAAACTTATAGGTCCAGACGCGGCGACGATGTGTACCAGAGAATGTGTTTGGTAGGTTGAGCTTGCGGGGTGCGGTACCCCGATAGAGAAGTTTGCATTATTTATAGTGATGGCCAG